AGACGTTTTGGCACTTTTAGACTTCTTTTTCGTCGGGGCAAGTTCTTCTGCTTGCTCACGTAGCCTTTTGGCTTCTTTAAAAAGTCTATCAGCTTGTGATCTGTAGCTTGCGGCAAGATCATCATCTGACAGGACGCCATCATCTGCAGCTTGCGGTGTTGTATTGGCAGCCTGTGCTTCAGCGGCTACAGGGTTTGTTGGTAGTTCACTTACACTACCTGCTTCTTCAATAGTTGTTCCTTCAGGAAGTTGGTTTGGATCTGCCATTGCTAGATCCGCTATTGTGACGCCTTTTTGATCTGCAATAATTTGATTAAGTTCATCAAGACCAACACTAACAGTTGTATTAGGTGTCATTTCAATGTTTGCCATAGAAACTTTCTGAAGTTTTCCTGTGCTATGGAAACGTGCTAACATATTTGAACCATCACTTAATGATGAACGTGCCATTACTTCGGCAAATTCAAATGCTGTTTGTCCACTGTTACTTTCAACTGCCTTGATTATAGATTCATGATCAGCATCTGAAAGACTTGCTGTATCAACTACAAGTGAGTTTTTTGGTGGATTTTCTCCTGGAATAACTCTATAAGCAACGATAACTTTACGTTGATTATTTTTAAGTCTTCCTACATGTTTAATTTCAGCCATTGCTTACTCCTTAGCAGGTGCTTTAGCGTCAGCTTCTGCGTTTTCTGCTTTTGCCTGTTCTTCAGCTTTTTGTACTTGCTGTAAGAAAGTATCTAATTTATTATATGTTTTTCCTACTGCTTCTAGTTCATTAGCCTTAAATGCGCCACGTTGTGTAGCAACATCAATAACAGATCTAATCACACCAAGATCTTGAACAGTAAGTTCTACAGGGGCCATTTGCGGTTGTGCTTCTGCGGTTGGCGCTGTATTGGTTTCGTTTGACATATCTTTATACTCCTTTGTATATGTGTTATTATATATGTACTTAATATTTATTTGTATTTCAAAAGTGGACAAGCTAAAACGAAATAAGATAATTCTTTAGGATCTTCAAATCCTACTCTCATCACATTTTCAATTTTGTTACCAGAGGTAAGTCCAACATTTTTTGATAGATAATATCTTTTCTTAAGATGTTCATCTATCCATTTAGTCAAGGCTTTTTCAATATTATATGTATATTGAATATCAATAGTCTCTAAATGAGGTGCTTGGTGAGCTAATCGTCTAAAGCCAAAATGATTTTCAGGTGTAACTACTTTATCAAGCGGCATGTTCTTCATAGTGTGCGGTTACTCCAAAAGGTGCTTGTATACTGCGTGATCTGTCGCCGTGGATCAAAAATACTGTTTCACAGTAATCTTCGTCTCCCCAGCTCTGCCACGGATAGCCATCTGTAAACATGAGCAATTTTTTAGGAACAAAATCTTGTTCTTTCATATATGTCCAGTTGACGTCAAAGTCAGTTCCACCGCCACCCATGATTTCATAGTCTAATAATGATTCACCGCCATCAGCAGTGAAATCTTGTTCATTATAAACCTTTGTGTCAAAACACCATAATTTAATATTATAATCTTTGTATTGATCCATAATACCTTTTACTTCACTTAAAAAGTCTTTTGCTTGATGATCTCCAATTGAACCGCTCATATCTAGTGCTATAGCAAGATCAATAGTTTCATCAAAGTTCATTCCAGGAAGCACCGCGCCTGTATGCCAACCTTTACGTGAAGGACGTTGGAAAGTAAAGTCATTACGTATTGTGGATTGAATTTGTTGTTGAAGAATTTCTCTCCAATCCATTTTAGGCTCAGTAAGTTCTTTTATCATACGTTGAACTTCTTTAGGTGTATTACCAGCACCTGCGGCTTGAGCAGATGACATCATGTTTTCTTTGATCTCATCTCTAATTTTTTTCAGTTCTTCTTTTGTGTATTTAGGACGAGCCGGTCCAGAGTCTTTACCTTTACCTTTTTTATCTTTTGTGTTTTTGGGATCACTTTCCCAATCAACATGTTCATCAAGTAATTCACCAAGTTTCTCTAAAAACTCTTTTCCGTTCTTTTCGGCTTCTTTAAACAGACTGTCATATACTTCTTCTGAAGTCCAGCCTTCATATTTAAAGTCTTGAAAGCATTGTACTAGTTTAGGCATATCGCCAATTCGGTCACGTACCAATGTATTGTTTACAATATAGTCTGCGCTGATGTTATGTAGGATAGGATCACGGTCTTCTCTACGACCTATATGATCAAATACACAATGTAGAATTTCGTGAGCAATAACAAATTCAATTTCTTTGTTTGTCATAGCATTAAAAAATTGTGTGTTATAATATAAGTTTCTGCCATCTGTTGCGGCAGTAGGACACCAATCATCACAGTGTTTTACTTGTAATCTTACAGCCATGTTACCAAAGAACGGATGTCTCATAAGCAAACCAACTCTTGCCACGATAATTCTATCCTGTACGTCTTTACGCATCTCGAATAGTTCTTCGTCTGTTAGTTCTACTGGTTGAAAGCCTTTAGTATCAATGCCCATGTTGTACTCCTTTAGTGCCTATTATCTTATTACTATACACTATTAATTATCAATAGTCAAGACAAAATGGGTGTTTTTTGTCCAGAAACACCCAAAACTGGCAGGTTTACACCTGTTGTGCGGCTGTGATATACTTGCCAAAACGCTCATGAAATTCGTCGAAACATTCGACTTCATCTGGATCAATTGGAAGTGAGTATTGCGTGAGGGCGAGCTTTATACCCATAACTACCAATTCTGTCTCAAAGTTATCCATTGCGAAACGTAAAAAGTTGTTGACCTTATCATCAAACATCTTATCGTTTTTATCACAAGCGTCTTTAAGTTCATAGCAAAGTGAGACCGTTAAGGAATACATGGCACTGATTTCTTTGGTCTCAACATCCTTAACCTTTCCAACAAGGATGTCGGATGGGTTTGGAAGTTTTGAAGCAACCTTACGATGCGCCATAAACTTTACGGCAAGTCCTTCGCCGACTGCACCACTTACCAAATCGGTAGTGGTATTCTCGTCATCATCGTCTTCGAGCAATTCGGAAACAAATGACCAAGAACGAGGTGTTGCGAAAGAACGACTAGGACTCTTCGGATCAAAGTCATATAAGTCTTTCTTCGCAAAAGTTAAGTAACCTACAACGTCTTTGTGGATTCTGTTATCAGCGGCCCACTGTAACCAGTCTTCGAACTCCACAGCCATTTCTAGGTGAATAAAACGGTTTGCCAACGGAGCAGGCATTCTATAAGTAACACCTTTGTCAGCTTCTCTGTTACCTGCGGCAACAATTAGAACGTTATCAGGCAACACATAGTTGCCAACACGTCTATTAAGAATAAGTTGGTAAGCGGCTGCCTGTACTGCTGGTGCCGCAGAATTCATTTCATCTAAGAACAAAACAATAGTTTTGTACTTCTTCGCCATTTCTTCTGTAGGCAGTTCAATTGGCGGTGCCCATTTCATTGTATTATCGTTAGCGGCATAATAAGGTATGCCTTTAATATCTGTTGGCTCCCATAGTGACAATCTAATGTCAATCAAATGTGAGTTGTTATAAGACTTTGTAATTTGACTTACAATATCAGACTTACCAATACCTGGAGGTCCCCATAAAAAGATTGGACGTTTTTTCTTAAAAGCCCTCGTAATACTTTTCTTTGCTTGATTAGGACTCACCGTACGTAGTGCGATATTTTCCATGTTGTACTCCTCAGTTTTCAGTGCCATACTTTATTTCTAAGTATGTATATATAATAGCACCGTTAGGTTAAAAGGTCAACCTCTTTTTTACCAATTTGTAAAACTATTGCTCTTGTCTTTGTATTGCTTTATTAAGTCCATATTTTCTTAAATCACCACTAAAAAGATGTAGCTCTAATGCTTTCTTTTCGTTAGTTACATATAAACTATATGGTGCCAAGTAGTATGGACAATTAATAAACTTATCTAAAAATATCACTGTCTGTGTTGTTAATTTAAAATCTTTAGGAAATGGAACTTCATATACCTGTAACTCTAATTTTTCTGTAATAAATTCAAAACCATCAGAAGTTAGTCTTAAACCACCTTCTGACTTATCTCTAGTGTTTTGCCACCATACAGGCATGTATTGCTTTAGTGTTGCTTCACTAATTGCTATGTCTGCCTGCTTAAGAAAAATCTTAGTATAGGTTTCTTTCCAGTTCATTCTTCAGTCACTAATGTGCCTTCTGTAAGCTGGTATACTTCGAACTCTGTTGTTTTAAATGTATCGTTTAATTTTTTTGCTAGATTGTGTGCGTGTCCTGGATTTGAAAAACTAACTTTTTTATACTTCGGCCCAGGATAGTTTGTAATAGCATTTGACGTCTTTAGATTGAAAGGCTTACCCTGATAGAATACTGCCCAGATAGCATCTGCTTTTAATACTTGTTCACATTTATAAGTTGCTTTATCTATGTGTTCTAAAATAATCGTCGGTTTTGGTCTACTCATTAATTTTTTCCTATTGTAATAAACTACATATATATTTATCACAATATTAGTTAAACTAGTAGTTTACCAACCGCTTCCTCCGTCCATATTTACTTGAACAGCACCATCGTCTTGTGGCTTATTATCTATAATTAGTTTTTCTAATCTGCCATTTTGATTTGCCAAAAGAATACCAAGAGTAAAAGCTAATTGTTTTGCTTGTTCAATATTCACTCTTATTTCTTTTGACTTACTAGCATCTGCGTTTTTTACTGCTTGTAAAAATGCTTGTACAGGAACTGTGTTAATTGCTTCGTTTGTTGGCATTGCTTAGTTCCTGTCGCATAGTAAATTCAGTTTTAAAAGGTCCTTTATAATCATACTTTTCGCATGTAACAAGTTTAGGACAAAAACTTCTTACCCAACCCTTGTCAAATTTAATAATATAGTATCCCGCACAATATAAACTTTTAGACTTTTTACTTTTTGTAAATAATGGAAGTTTCTTTTGTACATTATACATGACGTTATAAGGAGTAGCACTAGTTGGAAATCCATGTATTTCTTTTTCAGAATTGGAATCTGAAATAGTTGCTTTGTCCCAACTTACTCCACCTATAAAACTATTAAACTGTTTTTGATCGTTAAAGTATTCTGTTCCTGTAGAACAACTATACATTAGACGTTTATCATCTTGTTTACTTAATGTGCCTATCCGTTCTCCATTATTTTCAATAATCCAAAATTTATTTTTTAAGATTGGCTTTGCCTTAATCATGTTGCCTCCTTTATGTATTTTGCGTTCAACGCATCAGCATATGTTGTTACGTTTTCACTGATTCTCTGCATATCATGTTTGGCGCAAAATTTCATAAGTTTTATGCCTACTTGTGTTACTGCTTTTGTTTCAACAGAGGAAACAGTATTGTTAATTATCTCTTTTATATTTTCAGGCTGTGCTGATAAATCACAAAGTGTTACATTGCGTGTATAATCATCTAGTACACGATGTTCTACACCTTCATGATCAATCCATCTTTGTAACATCATGTTATTCCAATTGAACCCTTTTGACTCTCTATCTTCAAATGCCTCTAGTAATCCAACTTTGTTACGTGTACCTTTCTTGCGAACACCTGGGAAAGCACTAAACACATTATCACTTGTATCGCCTCTCATACATTTTTCAAACAATAGCCATTGTGGATTAGGTGCTTCTTTAGGAAGTTTCGTTTTCTTATCGATAACTTCTTTACCTTTATCATCAAAGTAACCTTCATGTGTAATAGTAGTATTACTAACACCGTTATATTGTTTTACATTAGGAGCAATAAGTTGTGCGAAGTCTCCGTCAGTACTAATAATTACATGATTGTCATTAGGATGAGATTGTACCCAACCAGCGATAAGATCATCTGCTTCAAGCTCGGAATGATGAAGAACAGTACAGTTTGTTTTTTCTGTAACAAAATTTTTAAACTCGTCAAACATCTCCCAAAATACTTCATCTTCTTCTTTTTGTGCTACAGTAAGTGCCGCACGAGCATCACTTCTGTTTCTTTTATAGGGTTCGTAATAGTCTTTACGCCAACTGCGTCCTTCTAAGCAAAACACAACATGACTGCCGTTAAAGTCGTTCCATGCTTTTCTAATACTGTTTAGAGTAATATGGAAAGCCATACCTACTTTAGTGTCAAGGTCGCCACGTACTACGTGTCTTGCTCTAAAAAATGTGTTTGCTGTATCTACTAATACATAGGTTGCCATTTGTAAACCTCTAGAAACTTGTTACTATGACTTTCATTATAGTACAAAATTACTCTGTTGTCAAGATGTTTTTGACAGATTTGGTAAAATCTATGTTGCTTCAAATTCAAATCTATTTTTACTTTTTATAATTTGTAGATCATGTTCGTGAAAAATTATATCAACATTATTAAATAATTTATTTCTTTTTAAATAGTTGTATACTTCAGAGAAAGCAAGTTGTCCTTTGTCGTGAGCACCAATTGCTGGTATTTGCGGATCGTCACACAAAGGAAGATATAATTTACAATCACAACCCCATTGAGCAAATCTACTCATAGATAATTTAGCACCAGCTAGAATACAACCAGAAGTATTTGTGCCTCCGAAAATTAAGGTAGTATGCTTAGGATCTAAATCAAAACCATTATCTGATAGTAAATTTTTAAGTGCTTGTATACCTGTGTCTTTGCCTACCTGATACCATTTCCAACCCTTATCAATTGTTGCTTGTTTGTATAATTCATGCATTTTATCACTATCGAAGGCTGTGCTTACAATGACATTTTTTGTTCTATCATTAAAATTATTATTTAATATATCTTGTAAAGCAAATGTTCGAAACTGCTCTACAAATTGTTCAGACAAAGATGGATGACCGTCTGGATCCATCAACAAAATTACACAATTACGAAACTTCACTTTTTCCGTCTTTCAAACTATTTGTATTAATATAGCCTCTATCTCTAGATTTGTCAAGACCTTCATCTTCTAGCATCTGACCAATAATAGTTTTAAACCAACCATCAACAATTTGTTCCGGACTTTCACCACTATAACCAGCGTCTAACAGTTGCTCTACAAATTCGTTGTTCCAATCAAGTTCAAAAAAGCCGTTACGGATATTATCTGGATTTACTTGAGTGTCTAGCACTGCTACCCAAGGTTCCTTTTTCTTAGTCGCTTCTTCTTTTTCTTTAGCAAGTGCTTCTCGTCTTAGTTCTTCTGGAGTCTTTTCAACTACCGGTTCATCCATAATCTTAGGTTGAATACCTATGGCTTTTTTAACTTTATTCCAGTCCATTACCATCCTGCCTTTCTAATAGCATCTGAAGGATCTTTTATTTCTGCCTTCATTGCTTTCTCGTGTTGTTTGTTTTTATATTCGTTGTCATATCTAGGTTCCCCAGGCATTCCCGAAAAGGCTGATGTGGAGTCTTGGCGTGAAGCGCCAACCTCGCTCCATACATGCTTCGGCAACGTCTTTAACATTGAGGCTATACTCTTCCGAACGTCCTCCCAACGGCATGAGGTATACAGGACATTCCACACCTGCGTCACGATACGCTTCGACAGCTCTAGTAACCTCATCGAAATCTTTGTCAGTAGCGACAACAAACTTAAGATAAATGTCACTACCGTCAACACTGCTATACTGACTAGCAACATCAGGCAAGATAGCAGTTTCCCAAGGTTCTCCTGAAACTGAAAGTTTTGGGGAACAACTCCAAGTAACTTCAAATCGCTTTTGTGTGTTGAGATAATCGACAAAATCTTTGTGTAATTTTTGTGTAGTGTTTGTTTCAAATGTAACATTTTTTAAATCTCTCATCTTCGGATGTTCAAATAAATCAATGTAGAGTCTTTGCCATGCTAATAGTGGCTCTCCACCTGTCATAATCAAGTGTATATCTTGACCATTATCCATTGTCCACTTGCCTTCTGGAAGCAAAGAAATAAGATGATCAACAACTTCATCTACTTCTCTTAACATATTAAAATGTTTAAACTCAGGATAGATACTTGCGTATGTATCACAACCTGTGTGTATAATAGGCAAATCATTAAACTCTTTGGTACTTTCATGTACGCCAGCATCAATTAATGCTTTGACTTCGTCGTTGTGTTTTTTACCTGCTTTGTGTTGTTCCCAGCGATCACGTTTCTCATCTGTACCAAAGTTCATACAACGGAAGTTACAACCAAAAGTACGTAGAAATACACTAGGTACTCCTACAAACTTACCTTCGCCTTGTACACTATAAAATGCTTCTGAATATCTTAATTTCATAGACGGCTTCTTGTTAACTGCTTCATGTGAAGGATAACCTTTTTCAAATACTGGAGCTTCTATCATATTATTTTCCACACGCAAATTCTTGTTGTAATTTGATATTATCCATGAACTCTTTCTTAGTACCCATATCTTCGTTAAAGGCACCACGTAGCACAGTTGTCTGTGTTAAACTACTGTGGGCACCAATACCTCTGTTTTCACAGCAACCATGCGTTGCTTGTAAGTATACACCAACATTGGAACTACCAGTTGCTCTTTGTATCTCGTTAGCAATCACGTTGTTTAGTTCTTCTTGTAGTGTTCCACGTCTAGCACACCATTGTGCTATTCGTGTATATTTAGAAAGTCCTATCAGTGTGTTTGCGGCAATGATACCAATGTATGCTACACCATTTACTGGTTGGTGATGATGTGAACACATGCTTTTTATTTCACTTCGCACTACCAACATGCCTTTGTAACCATCATCTACATGATTAGGAAAAGCAGTAGCATTAGGCATTGGATCATATCTTCCTGCCATTATCTCATTAAAATACATTTTAGCTAGGCGTCTACCTGTATCCATGCTGTTAGGATCGTTATGCCTATCAATTATCAAGCTATCTAAAACTTGTTCAAACTTTAGTGTTGCCTCTTCAATAAGTTGTTCTTTGTCGCCTTCTTGTAGGACCTCGGAAATGTTGTCACCTGCCCAATAGCGGATGCCAGCATCTTGTAGTCTACCAATAATTTCTTTACTTTTGTTCATTTTTCATTCTCCGAGTTATAGACGAGGATGTCTATTATTATTACTATACACTTTATTTAGGTTTTTGTCAAGTGTTTTTTACATAATTTAGGTAGTCTGTAGCAATTATTTCATGTATTTCAGTGGTATAATGTTCACCATCTAACCTATGTTTGTCAGTTTCTATATCAATACCTTTTTGTTCTTTTATATATGCTTCTGCCGACATAGATGCTTTAGTACCTGATAACCAATCTCCGTATAAGAAAGTATTGTCAGGAACGAATACTCTATCATTAATTGACCATTGATACCATTGTATTCCGCGCCTTGTGCACATTGTATCAATAGCTAGTAAATCCAAACAATAATCTTTGAACTGTAACGGTGTTACAAGCTCATGCCATAATTTTGTATAGATATACTTTTCGTGAAATGGTGCCCAATCTGCTCGGACATCCATATCGTTGAAACTAAAACCTTTAAATTCTTCGTAGTTCTCTTGTCGAACCTGGTCTATCATTTCAATATAGTCATCAGTCATTCTATGATCTGTATAACGAGCTACTAGATCATCTATTGGTTGATCGCTATCCAAATACAAGTCGACGTCTGTGTTTTCACCCACATCTAAGTTTTTACTACAACTTAGTAAAAATCTATTCCAGTATGTGCTTTGTATAAACACTTCGTCAATGTCATCAAATCTATTAAGCATAGACTTTAACCAAGTAGGATATTTTCTATTACATCCACCTGGTATACTATAAATTATAGTTTGCTTGTTATTTTGTTTAGCATATATTTCCGCATAGTTGTTATCTTGCCATGCGGAAATCTTACCATCAACATCGTAATATCCATGTGCGTGACTATCGCCTATGAATAGTGTCTTAGCCATTTAGTTGTGTTGAACCACTGCTAAAATACTTTTTGATCATTTCAATACGATCTTCTGCGGCAGCCATTTTGTTTAGTTCTTCAATCACTGCTTCTGTGATGTCTGAATGTTCACCAATGCCTGCGGGCATAGTACGGTACACTTCAATGTTAGCACGATGAACTGCTAGTTCGCCTTCAGCTTGTGCTAGTGCCGCTTGAATAAGTAAGTCTCCTGCTTTAGCCATTTTTTTCTCCTTCAGCTGTTTCTAAACTGTCTACAGAATATTCATTAAATCCTCTTGACAATTTTTCGTAATTACCCATGTGTGGAATAACATGACGTACTCCTCCACGGGGATCTTCCATATCGCCTTTACGTCTTGGAATCAAATGTACATGTGGCCATTCAACAGTTTGACCTGCTGACTTTCCTACATTTTGTCCAATGTTAAACGCATCACAATATTTACTCTGAACCCAGTCATAACCCCAAGCATAAGCGGCTTTATAGCACTTTGCTAAACTATCCCAATCTTGTTCTCTAGGAACAAATAAGATATGTCCGTCTGTAACTGGATAACCATCTTTAAATACTACATAATCTCTTGTTTCGACTACAATGTCTCTCCAAGGTACTTCACTAAATTCCATAATTAAATGCCACCGTAATACGTTCTTTATCTACCATTTGTTGTTCAACTTTGTGTAGCAAGTAACTAGGAAAAATAATTAAACTTCCTGTCAATGCCGCACAAGTTACATTAGGCGAATTAGATTCGCTTAATTCTGTTATACCACTTTTAGGCCAATTTGCTTTTTGATTACCATTTACAAGTGTTAATCCAGGATGATCTTGGTCTGCTTGTACATAGTAAACACCACTCCATAAGTCTGGTAAATGGTTATGTTCTTCGTGATATGTATACTTTCTATTGATGCTAAACCAACTAGCGGCTAGTTTAGGAGTGCCTGCTAGTTTTGTTTCTTTATGACAATGTTGAATACATATTTCTATAAAATCTTTTAAATCTTCTAACAAAGGATCATTTAAGATGTCACTGTTAGATCCATAACTTGTATATCCATTAGCAGTATATCTCACAGGACTTTTATCTGATTTTTCTCTTGATAAAAACTCAGGAACAATTTTCTTTTGTAATTCTTGAGCATTATCATACATTGCTCTAAAAACTTGTGTAGGAAAAATATATTGTTTCTCAATCATATTCAGCCACATTCTCCCAAGGATATACTAACCATACATCCTCTTCTGCTTTGTTAACTTCGTCACAGCTATAAGAAACCTTGTGTTCAAATTTACTTGCTAAGTTATCTGTAAGAACAGCCCAACGAACATTTTCTTCCCATACGTCCTGCCAACCTTCGTGTCCAGGTAAACACCCTGCTTCCCAATCCTTTTTAATCCAATCAAATGTAGCACCAGTATCATTTATATCATCTACAATCAAAATATTTTTACGTGCTTTAGGAAAGCATTTTCCTTCGTGATATCCAAATGCATCTTCAGCCATCCAACAGTTACTTTCACTTTCTCTGTTATCATCACGTAAACTTACCTTCAATGCTTCGCAACGTATTCCAGTCATGTTGCTAATAATAGTAGCAGGAATGTTTCCGCCCCTAGTTATACCTACTATATAATTAGGTTTCCAGGATGATTTATACATTTGGTTTACAATACTGACACACATTTTTTCAATGTCTTGCCAAGTATAAATTTTCTTTTTAATCATGATATCCGTCATCCTCGTCTAATACTTTAATATGTTTATTAACATAAGAATCAACTACTTTATTATCTTTTTTATCTTCTTGATCAACAAGTATTTCTTCTTCTTCTTTTTGTTTAGTCATTTAGCACCTCCTGTATAAATTAAAAAGGAACATCGTCCTCAAAACCTTCTTCTTTTAATTTTCCTTTATAGTCTTGTTCGGTCATTTTATAGATTAGTTTGAACTGTTCATATGCTTTTGCTAAAGCAGGATATATTTTACACATTTCTTCTACTCTGTGAATATCAGGCAAAGTATCGGCAAAAACAACATCTTCATAAGCAACCACATCGTGAGTAGATTCGCCTATGTTAAATGTAAATTCGCCGCCTGTGTCGTTCACATATGAAGTATCAACGGTATAAGTATCAAATTTTGGATCAACTATAGTAGAGTAAGTTGATCCTGCTATACTAATTGTGTATTCTTTATCATCACCCATTTGCGATTGTCCTATATAATGCTTCGCCTCCGAAAAACTGCCTAGATAATTTTTGACGTTGCTTATCCATAGGAATAAGATAGTCTTTGTAGTTTTCCATATAATCGACGATTTTATTTTTTAATTCTTCTTTGTGTTTTTCATAGTGGTCAAAGTTTTTTGTAAGTATGCTCGGATACTTAAATTCTTGTATTGCCATTTCACTATAACTTAATCTATCTGGCACCATAGGAATAGCATTTACAAGTAATCCTTCATACCAACTTATACCTAGTGTTTCTTGTAAGTTAGCACTAAACACAAGTTTTGCTTCTCCTAATAGATTATGATATTCATTTTTTGTTAGATCTCTTTCTTGACAAATTATAAATTCATACTGTGGAAGTTCATTTGCTAAATCCCTAAAAATTTCAGGTTGTTTTTCTGGAGCAATACGATGTGGGAAAAGAATGATATCTTTCTTGTCCATATTTTTGTAAGAGTCTAAACTACTTTGTAAATACTCCATAGGCCAACCTACTTTACATATTTTAGATTGATCTATTTGTTGGAATGGTGGCATACTACCTTTGTTTTCAAAAACAAATTTAAACATATCAATATGGAATTGTGTAGCAAAAA